CGATTACCGTCACGGCACATGTGGATCTGCCCTATAAGGAGATCGCCGTCGAGATGGCGTCGAATCCAACCCAGGGTTGTATTGTGGAGGATACATCCCCGAAGGCCGCCAAGAAAGTCGATAAGGACAACAAACGGCTACACCAAGTGAAAATGGAATCCCGCTTGGCGGAGGCGGATGCCGCGGTGTGGGCCGCATTGGGAGTATCCGATAACGATTTGTAAGATATGCTCTGCCAAACATAGAGAGGAAAGGTGTAATGAATTGCGGGCGCGGATACCTATCTGTACAAAGGGCATTGTAATGTTCTTTGTACAGATGAATTGGAGGTTAATTTTTGACTTGTATTAGCGGCGTCTATGGCTACTTCTTCTGCGCCGGTGGCTATTGCGGTTCTTGCGATGCCGGCGAATTGTTCGTCGACCACCCCGTGTTCTGGGTATAAGCGCCGAACATCCAGAATGTTGTGGCGCATTTGCACGTTGTGGTATTCCCCTTACAAATCCGTTTCCTATCCTTAACCTAGTTGGTTGTGGAGAGCCTAACATAAAGTCACGATGCGTAGAGGCAGCAATCGCAGAAGCAGACTCAAGCATACCACGTGTATGTTGTATTCCCCCCACATAAGTATGTCCTAAGTCTGCCGTTGCGCGTTCCGCAGTTCCTGCGCCAAGATTTGTCAGACTATTAAATCCGGCTGCAGTACTTAACAAATCAGGCGCAGTACTTAACAAAGCAGGCGCAACTTGAGGAACAAACGCAGCAGTAATACCCATGGCAGCGGCGCTAACACCTAGCCCAGCAACTCGTGCTCCAGTTGCTAGGGCGGCACCAGGTTCATCCATAATTTCTTTAATTTTATCTCCAAACCTAACAAAATCAGCCGCTAGTTCTTTATTTTTCGTTTCTATATCTTTTAGCAAGGTCTGGTAAAGCGTTCTCTTATCAGGATCAGTCATCGATGCGATACGTTCCATAGGGAAGTCTTTCCAGTTTTCGAATATAGTGTCCATTGTTCCCATTGCATGTTGTTTTGCTTGCTCAAAGAACATGAGATTTTTCTTCGCCGCTTTCTTGGCTTCTATATTCAAATTTGAATTATCGTCAATATCATATAACTTCCCTTGGTAATAGTCACTGCGAACGTTGATTGGTACGTCCATGACCAGTTTAGTATATTGTACCGGATGTTGACTAGACAGACTAAGTGCGTAATCTACATGAGCTTTTAGATCGCGTTCAATGTGTATTAAGGCGGCACGTAATACATCTTTTTTTATCATATTCAATAGGCGTAATTCTGCTTCCCTTGTTCTACTTATACTTCTTGACGCTTTTATATATTCTCTGGTTGTCTTACAACAAACTCTTGTCGTAACTACACAAGCCACTGTTCCTGCCAGACATGGAAAAGATAAACGAAGGCCTGTTACTCCTTCTACCATACCAGAACCCAGAGAACTTATAGCTCCTGTGATACCACTAAAAATCCAGCTAGCAGGCTTTGATACTAAATATCCCAAATCACTCAATTTCAGACCAGTTGCTGTGTCAGGCATCATCCCTATCATTTCTTTAACATAATCTAATTTATCGGTTTGAGTTGCGATAAACGCTCCTGCTAATACAGCAGGCTCAGCAAATTTATCTGTAAATGTATCACACACCACACCGCACGGCCCCAAGTAGGGCGAGAATGAATCTATTTCTTTCTTTAGCGAATAACCCAGACTTGTCGCTTCAATCGCCATGTCAATCGCAGCTTTCAACTGTTTTCCAAAATCCGATAACTTTGCCGTTGAGCCCTTATTCGTATGGTGTATATCGTTTTTAATATTATCCACGAGTTTTTGTAATTCTGCACGAACGAGCCTCATCTTTTCGGGCGTTGCTAGATACGCCAACCGGTCTATTTGTTGGTTTCTATAACTTTCCGCAATAGCACTTAGTCGTTGATTAGCCGCCGTCATATGACCTGCTACGCCAGTCGCTAATGTAGTGTTTGCCGTACGACCTTCTGGGCGAGTCGCTAAAGTAGTGTTTGTAACACCGCCGGGGCCATTCGGACCACCAGCTCCACCACCGCCTGATTGCCCAGGAAACATTATGCTAAATAAATTTCCTTCGCCGCCACCTACCATTGCTTCTGTTTCAACGAACGCGTCACGGTAAATATCCATGATTTCGTGCGGTTCCGCTGCCGCAACAATTTGCCGAAATCCGCTATAGACTTCTTTGGAGATATTTTGAAACTCTTGTGAAAAGTACTTAATATTCAAATCCTTGCCTTCCGCTGTCTTTTTAAATATAAACAGCACATAATCTAACAGTACTGCCCATACAAGTGGATGTGCCACAGAATACATGTCTGCTGGTTTCACTACTGGAAATCCAGCAATTAGCATCACGGGATACAAATGATAGTACATCATTGAAATATTGAATATAACTTGATGCACTTTATTTTCTGCATCCATTTCTATTTGTATGTATTGAAAAAATTTGTCTGTGCCGCCAGCGTATCCAACAGTCTCGTCATAGTCAATCGTCATAGTCAATCGTCATAGTCAAAATCATAACTATATATCCCTCACCGCGTTTCTCCGGGGGGAAAGAAGTTATAAATACGATTTTCTCAAAGCAACATCCCAACGATCACTCGGTAGAAACTGTATCATCATGTCTCGCATCACTTCCCGTGTGACGCTCTTTAGGTTTGCTTTCGAATCTCCAAGTCCGCCAATAAAGTCGATAAGGATAACAAACGGCTACACCAAGTGAAAATGGAATCCCGCTTGGCGCAGCGTGGGCCGCATTGGGAGTATCCGAGAACGATTTGTAAGAGATTCTCAAAGATACGATGAAGCGGTGATATTCATTAATTCCGACTTCTAATAAGCAGTGTACTAAAAGATGTACTAAGAATATAGTTTCTCAAATAAGTAATATACAGTTTATCGTTGTTTAGCAGTGCTGATCTTTGTTATGCCAGGTCCAGAAACACGTGTATAGCCACCTAGACGGAGATTCTGTGTATAGACCATGATTCCTTTAGGAACCTGTTTACCAGCGAAGCTCTCTACAACGCAGCCATCGACGATGAGATTGTCGCGGAAGTAGTTGGGGCACTCCAGATGGTAGTAAGTTATCGGCTCACCGAGGCCATACTGCCGAATATTTTTGTTTTCTTTGGCCGCGAAGCAGGGTATTTGCCAGACACTCTTCTTGATCTGGAAAGCGTGGAAGGGTGATAGACGGAGATTAGCCGCCGGCGCATTGCGACCGAAGCTGTGAGCGGGAATAAAATAGGGCGCTGATCTCTCTGTTGTAACCTTAATATCGCCATGATAGACCTTTACGGGAACAGTTAGACCCGCGGCCGTAGTCACGAGATCACCGTGTTTAAGTGTGTCAACGGTTCGGTAACCCGTGGGCGTGAGAACTCGTGTTCCAGCAGGAAAACACGGGAGAAACAGGATGGACGCTACTTCCGATGGAGCACTGTCGCCGTATTGATTTGTCGCAGTAACCGTAAAAGAACGAGATAACTGACCCGTTATTACCGTACTCCATGTGTTGCCGCTTCCGCTTGTAAAAATATTAGCTAAGAGCACCGGAATAGGTGTACCTGGTATACCTTCTGATACGGGCGTAATCGTGTACGATGTAATAGTGGAATCGCCCCCTTTTTCCCAAGATACGGTAGTTGAGCCTCCTGTCCGCTCCACCTTAACATTTTTAGGCTGATCAGGAAGCGTCGTAATACCTACATCGGCTAATGCTGGTATATGTATACCGACACCTTGACTAGATGTAAGTGTAACATAGAGTGTTAAACCTGCGCCAACGCCATCAGAACCAGGCGGTATAGTAAATCCTTCTACAGAGGTTGCAGTATTCGTATCTATTTCTACATTCGTTATCAAGTTATCTGCATTACGTGTTATCAATACGAGACTCGTTTGAGTAGGATCAGCTATACTTGTAGCAGGAATATAGAACTTTATTTCTATACCGTGAGGAACAGGAGAAATTCCTGGTGGAATAGTGGGATAGGGTTCCTGTTGTATTCCATCGAATCCAATAATAAACTTCACATACGTCACACGAATCGGAGTACGGTTTAAAATATTGGACGCAAGTATACTGAGGAATGACGCTGTAACCGAATCAGAATCAGAGACGTGAGACTCTGACATGTGATTATAGATTGCCAGGGCATCATCGTCCGTTATATCCTGGGGAATACCGATGTTAGCACCGCCAATCTGTTTTATCGCAGTAGCCTCCATATATGCATATATCGTATCTGACAATGTCTCCTCCGTACCAGCGCGAAGGCCTTCTAATTCAGCGTATGTATTTAGTTCTGATTCTTCTATTATAGTGGTTATCAGATCGGCAGTAGTCTCGGTTAATTCTCCTTCTATTACATCACTAATGTGGGTGAGTTGATCGGCGGTGTTATCGGCATCTGTAAGAAGCGACTGATAGTTCGTTTGAGTATCAGTGAACCACGCCCGGCTGCGTACAGAGGGGGTATCAAGCTGAGGTAGCGGTAGCTCATATGGGGTGGCGGTCAAGCTAACGGGCACAGGGTCCGCCGGTTTTCCCGCTGTTATCGTATTGGGCATAATGTAGAGATTTTGTAAGCCACTTGCAGCGGCCGCCGACACATTTGCGTTATATACATACGACCGCTGGAGATCATCGGCTACTACGACACAGTTATTGGACATACTCACATCGGTCAGCAAAAGAACATCAGACTCCAGTTGGAACTCAATAACATGCGGATTCAATACGGTGGATCCTTCAGGAGTCGCCGTTGAAAGATTATTGAGCAGCGGAATCGGATTAAATCGGTTCTCAATAATATGATTGCCGGTGCTGAACTGGTAGCCGTACCACGAATATGTGTTTATTAATGATTCCAGATATACCTGATCCGAAGTGTAGCGTTTTCGTGTCGCTCTATTCGTAATAGACTGTGACGGTACTACAGTCGGCGACGACATATACACATAATCCATACTGGCAGGCAACTTCACATCAGGTGTTCCAGTAGTACCATATGTAAACGGTGCAAAATAGTTTGTTGCAGGCCAATTGGAATATGGCTGCATATTTATGAACGATGTAGGTACAATAGGCCCTCCAAAGCGTGAGTTTACATATGTTCCGTCACTAATGTCGATAAAGTTATTGGATTCTGATAAATCTATATTCGTTGTTGTGTAAGATAATCCTTTTTGGTTAGATATAGAAACCAATACAGAGGCACCATTACACGCATAAAATGTAGAATTTTCTACTTTGCAGTTGTTTGACGACGTTAATATCAAACCGTTATTATATGTCTTAGGGAACGTACAGTTGCGTATAACTGCGTTGTTGACCCTATTCAGAGCAACACCTCTTCTATTATAATCGTAACTTCCACTAAGATCAAGACCTTGTGTTAGAGCATTCGTAAATATGCACGAATCGCATACAAAATTTCTTATGGGAATAAAGTTTCCACTAGGATCTGCAGATTGACCAGGTGGAAGAAACGCGGGGCTACTAGGATCATACACACAAAGTAACAAGAAACCAGGATTGTCGTTTGAATAGTTTAATAGATTTGAGTTATCTATTGTTAGGTTTTTAAGTGTTATATTGTGTCCAGTTATGTTGACGGTATTTACTGGACCGGATCCTCCAGTTGAGTTTTGAAGTATGGTTGCCCCTTTTCCTACACCTTGAACAATAACTGATTTGGAAAGTGTCGGACTCACGTTAGAATCTACAAATTTCCCTGCGCCCATATAAATAATATCGCCGCTCACATTAACTGCACGGGCGGCAGTATGTGCGTGTGACATTAGAGAACCAAATGTTCCGTAACTCAAATCGACGAGCAGACCACTGATATCGGTAAATTGGATGGTTTTCACATTTGTGAGAGTATCCGTTTGTCTGTTGTATGTGACAGTCCATACACAAGGACTTACTTGAGCCACTACCGGTGCATCACTGTACGCAAGTCCTGTATAAATGAGCGTCGCATTCGCGTAGGTCGCGATGGCCGTATTTGCCGATAGATCCGTATAAGAATGTCCAGATGGTACAGCCGTAACAAATGGAAGCACTATTGCGGATGTTTGAGACGATGCAGTGCCGGTACCAACACTGGTTCCATCACTGGTTACCGCGGCGACCGCGGCGACCGTAAATGTGTAGATAACCTTAGGGCTTAGGGATGATACAGTGATTGGGCTTGACGGGCCCGTAAGCGGTGTTTGAGCTACTCCCGAAATAAACGGGGTCACCGTATAGCTCGTAATAGATAGACCGTTCGTGGTTGGCGGTGTAAAAGAAATCGCAATAGAGGTATTCGACGCCCTACTAGCAGACACACCCGTAGGTGTCAATGTTAGAGTACCTGTACTGCGCGGACTGGAAGTAGATGTTAGTGATCCACCATTCGTCGCTACGAAATATACCGAATATGCCGATCCTGCAGTTAGAGAAGTCAATGTATATAGAGTATTTTCACCAGACACTGATGTTGTCGCCAATTTTGAACTGTACGCTCCTCCATTCAAACTGGTGAAAACTGTATAAGTCAAAGCGCCTGAGTATCCAACCGTCGGTGTCGGCCACGAAAAAGAGATGGAGGTCGTGGCATTTGCCGTCACGGATGCGTTAATCTCTCCTGGATTCGCTGAAGGACGGGTACTTGTATACGAAGTTTTGTAGAAGCCACTATAGCCATATCCAAATGTTGGCTGGATCGCGAAATAGTAAGGTGTTCCAAGAGTAAGACCACTTACAATATACGACGACCCTGTCAATCCAGAAATATCGGTACGAGTTGCAAGAGTATTTGATGTAGAATACGATAGCTGATAGTTCGTTGCCGACGATATATTTGTCCAACTTACGCTCACAGTTCCATTTGAAATATTGGTTAGTGTTACTGCTGGAACCGAACCAATAATCGCGCCAGTCGTTGTAGTAGATGGCAGTGTCGCACCGTTCGTCGCTACGACTTGGATATAATACGGTACTCCCGTGGCAATGGTATTCATCTGATTAGTTGGATTAACTGGAATAGTCGCATTTGAAATAAATGTATATGTCGGACTTGCTAGAGCAGTACCCAGTGTTGTCCAAGGGCCGGTGCTACTTGATGAATCATAAATCGCGTATGTGAGAGAACCAGAATAACCGACAGTAGGGGCAGTCCACGCAACAGTTGTGTATCCCGCAGCAGAAGTACCGATCACAAATGAAGGTAGTGATATTGCACCAGGATATGTTCGGGGTGTTTTTGAAATAACTGATGTTGCAGGAAATCCTGCATATCCGCTACCGAAGGTCGCACGCACTGCGAAATAGTACGTTGTTCCAAGAGTAAGCCCCGATACTGTATAAGAAGTCCCAACGATGCCTGAAGAGGCATCAACAACTCCGGAGGTCATTGCCGCAACTGTGGAATACGAGACTGTGTAGCCCGTTGCTCCAGCCAAAGCATTCCAACTTATGATTTCAGTACCATTTGCAGAAACATCACTTCCAACAACACCTGAGGGTGCTCCTATAATCGCGGTCGATGATACCGTTGAGGATGCCACAGTCGTTGCGGTATTTGTTGCCACAATCTGAACATAATACGGTACACCGGCAGTTAATGCGAGTTGTTGAACCGACGTCAATGTATATGTAACACCGGCTTGACCTGTGACAAGAGCAGTTCCCCAAGGACCGGTGCTGCTGGATGAAGCATATACCGTGTAGTTCAGCGTGGGAGCAGGAGTATATCCGGATGATGACGGCGCAGTCCACGAGATAGTCGTGTAGTTATTGGAACTATACGTTATCGTTATGTTAGTACACGCACTGGGAGTTGTAGCGGCATAGTACTGTGGAGTACTGTAGACCCATGCTCCTGCCGTTCCACCAAATGTCGCCTGTACCGCAACATAGTATCGTCCATTTGGCGGAGTAATAGACGCCGTTATTCCTAACACGCCAGAGACATCGGTCGTAGGTGTTCCAGTCGTTCCGGCACGATATCCAACATTGTATGTCGCACCGGCAGCCGCTGCCGTCCAGATAACAGTTAGAGCACCCGTCGTCGTATTCGGCGTTGCCAACACTCCACTCACATTTGTGATTACTGTAAGAGCTGTAGAAGCAGCAGAACGTGTGGTATACAGTGTACCATCCGATCTATTATACGTATAGTTGAAATAAAGAGGCCCCTGTCCTGGCGTAAAATAGTTAGCAGGAATGTTTATAACACCCGGAGGATTTGCAGAGTTAGCAGGAGTTACGATATAGTTGCCGGTTGATATAGTAAATATTTTAGTAGTAACATTTACTACATTTGAAGTCGACCAATAGATCGTATAGTTTGATAATCCCCCACTTACGTTTGTGACACGGATGCCAGATACATCTACTCCACCGGCAATATTCCATGAAACGGTCGGCTGACCAAAGGACACTGCCATATAATCTTCTGTAATGTTTTATTCTTATTAATTGTAAATATTTTATTTATATCTACTATAATATATCGTGTAATAAATCTTGAGGCGGCCTTTCCGCATATAGGACCCAGTACGATGTCTTCGTTACTTACACAGCCAGGTCCAGGTCAGTAGCCTTCAACCATTGGTGATCCAAACAAAATATGAGTTGGATCCCTTTCACGGTTTGCTTTCGAATCTCCAAGTCTGCCAATAAAGTCGATAAGGATAACAAACGGCTACACCAAGTGAAAATGGAATCCCGCCCGGCGCAGCGTGGGCCGCATTGGGAGTATCCGAGAACGATTTGTAAGAGATTCTTACAGATTCTCACATATACGATGTCGCGGTCTCCCAGTTTTAAACGACGATATGAAACCCCGTGCGTATGGATTCTCTGGATAAATATATATTTATATGTATGGGTAAATATTCAGATTACAATATTATTCCAATTGGAGATCACTGTGCTATTTCAATGATATTATCCGAACTTACATTAAGAAACAAAAGTTATCCATTTGATTGGGTTTCTAATAAAGAGCAGTTACATGATACAAATATTCTTTACAATACTGAAATCATTGAAGAATTAAAATCATCAGACAATGTCGATAATATAGTGGAAAAATATATCGGTAATGCATTTAATAATCAAAGACTAAATAGTGTTAATAACATATGGTTCCCTCATGATACTGAAAATACAACTGATATTTTTGAAAAATATAAACGAAGATTTGCGAGATTAAAAACAGATTTAGATAAAAAAAATATGTTTATCCTATTAACAAGACATTATTATATTGAAGAACATATATTTCAAAAAATATTGGAAACATTATCAAAATATAATAAAGATTCAATAATATTATTTATAAGTGGAACGAATCATACATATTTTGAGAATATTCAGTACCCTACTGTTATATTTAAATATATAGAATATGATATTTCACAGTTTTATCAATATGATTATAGTAAATTTCGTCCAAATATAAAACGGTTTCTATCTGATCTCCTATTGTAATGACTCTGCATCTGCATCTGAAAGATGTAAAAGTTGACCGCCGCCTCTCAACATATAGGAGTCAACAAGACGATGGATCTCCATACTCTTGTTGCCTCTCTGGAGACCGCAAACCATGCCTATCATAACGGTCTGCCTCTAACAATGACCGACGCAGAGTATGATACGGCTCTGGATACACTGCGGGCGCGCGCGCCACAACATCCGTTTCTGACGAAGATCGGTGCGCCTACGATTGCCGGCGACGAGGTCGCGCTGCCTGTTCCGCTTCCGTCACTGAATAAGATAAAGGCCGACGACGACTCTCTGACAAAGTGGCTGGCGGCGCCGACGCAAACAGAAGTTGAGCGATTTCATGTATCCACCAAGCTGGACGGCTGTTCGGCTCTCTGGATACCGGATCAGCGACGACTCTATACCCGTGGGGATGGAGTCAAAGGACGCGATATTTCGGTCTTTGCGCCGCTGTTCAAGGGTTGTCTGACAACGACGGCGGCTCCCGCTGCCGCGGGTCTCTGGATTCGCGGAGAACTGATTATGCGCACGGACTCACCGGCCGTTCCCGCAGGAAAGTTGGCCCGCAATATTGTGGCGGGCGCTCTCAATCGCAAGGCCCACGAAGTCGATCCGGTTCTCTTCGGTCAAATCCATTTCGTAGCATATGAACTGGTGCGGCCGGCGCGGAAGCCAACGGAAGCGTATGCCTGTCTCCGTCGTGCGGGATTCACCGTCGCGCGGACAGCCCGTGTCGCCCGTGCCGACATGACGGAAGAATATTTATCCGGCGTATTCGGAGCGGCAGAGAAGTGTTCGGAATATCAGCTGGACGGAATCGTAGTGGAACCGGATGTGGCGGTGTCTTCACCCAGCACAGAAAACAAGAATCCGATTCACCGTGTCGCCTGGAAGACGCGTCCCGCCGGCAGCGCCCAGACGGCTCAAACAACGGTATCCGAAGTGGAGTGGAACATCAGCCATGCCGGTGTGTTGATTCCGCGGGTTCTGTTGGATCCACCGGTACAGCTGTCGGGCGCAACCATCCGTGCGGCCACGGGAATCCATGCCGCGTGGATTCGTGACAATGTGGTCGGACCCGGTGCCGTCGTCGAGATCCGACGATCAGGTGATGTCATTCCGCAGATCACCGCGGTTATCGTGCCGGCTCCTGCCGGACCTGCTCTACCGTCATCCGCATATGTCTGGGATTCGGTCCATATCCGACCAACGGATGACTCCCATGCCGCGGATAGCCTATGTGTACAGCTGACCCATGCTCTGAAGGAGTTGGGAACCGAAAATGTGGGACCCGGCGTGGTGGCGCGTCTGGTGGCCGCGGGATTTACGACTTTGCGCAGCATATATGCCGCCACTCCCGCCGACTTTGCAGGAAAAGTCGAAGGCGTCAAAGCCGCGGGAGCGCAACGGATCTGGGAAGGACTCCGTGTCCAGGGTCCGCCGTGGAAGGAGATCCAGCTCATGAAGGCCAGCTGTGTGTTTCCGCGGGGTATTGGGGAACGGAAGTTGGAGCCGCTGTTAGCCCTGAATTCAACACCGGCGTCGTGGAATACAGCCACTCTGGTGGCGGCCAAACCGGCGGGTCTCTCTGCGAATACGATTGAGAGTATCGTAGCGACTATTCCGGCATATATCGCGTGGCGAACCGCAAACTTTCCTGATCTGGTAGCGGCATCTCCGCCTAGTCCAGCGGTGCACGATCCAGCGGTGCACAGTCCAGCGGTGCACAATCCAATGGTCGTTGCTCTGACGGGATTTCGTGACAAGGCGCTGGAATCTGCTCTAACTATTCGGGGACATCAGATCGCCGACACCGTAACCAAAAAGACAACCCATCTGATACATCCCGATGGACCAACGATAGGCAAGACAGAAAAAACAGGAAAGACGGGAAAGACGGGAAAGGCAGCCAAGGCCACCGAACTGGGTATTCCGATGATGAGTGTGAGTTCCTTTCGCGCTCTATGCGGCATATGATGGATACACACCGACACAAGAGGGAAAGAATAAACAGGATAAAAAGGATAGCAAAGAAAGAATCCGCAGAACATTTTGTGCGCAGAAAAAGAGGGGATGGAAGGTATCTTTTCCATAAAAGGACCAAACTGGACCGATCTGCCGGCCTCTGCATCCGCCGAAGTCTATATCGGCCCCATTCTCCAGATTGTTACTACTGGGATTATTTTTGTCATCATGATTGTTCAAGCGGTCTATCTGGGTACCACAGTCATTACTCCCTGGCACGCGAACGGAGCCGGCGGCCGCAACTATGATGCCCTCCAGGGATCACGACGGTCATTACAAGAATACTGCCAGACGGTCGGTCTGGATCCAAATACGGCACCGATGGTAAGTCTCAATGTGGCAACGGCGAACTTCGGATCCATCTTTACCGAAACGCAGTCTCTAGTCAATCCCTGGACGGGTTCCGTTCACTGTGATGCTGTTCGTCGTCAGGTCGAAGGCGGCGCACGTGCTGTTATTCTGGATATCTGGCCGGATCCCGCCGATTCCGCCCATCCCGTTGTCTGCGCAATGCTGGATCATCGCGAATGGTCCGTTCAGCAGTGGTGGCGCAACAATGGTCTGGCAAAGGGGACCAGCAACTACAGCAACTGGAATCTTCTGACACGAAACAAGCTGCCCGCCGGCGAAGTTCTGACGGCCGCCATCAACGCGGCGTTTTCTTCCAGCCCCGGTCGCCAGAATACGGATCCGTTTTTTCTGATTGTGAATCTCCACGGCGCGATGACTCTCACATATCTGAATACTCTGGGAAACATCATCCAGCAGTCGATCCAGGGATACGGAATGGCGGCCGAATGGTCTCACGCGCAGCAACAGCCGAAGTTCTATAATGCGCCGATCAGCAGTTTCATGAATCGTGTCTGTGTCATTGTTATTCCCGATATTGATATTAATCTCAACTCTCTGCCGGGCATCAACACCTACGCCGCCTTTGTTCCTGCGTTCATGTCGACCAAGATGGGCGAAGTGACGAACGCGATCCAGAACCAGCCACACGAAATCGCGTTTGATGTGGGCAGCATCGGCACGATTTCCACACCGACGAAGCCGAACTGTCCCGCTGGAGGACCATTGAAGACACCGGCAGAGGCGGGATTCTGTGTTGTACAGCCGACGATCGGTGGATCCACGAACGACAATGCCACCGCGTTCGCTGGCAGCAGCTGGACGAACTGTCTGCAGTCGGGAGCACAGTTCGTGGGTGTCAATATGTTCAGTTCGGATGCCGTGATGGAGCAGTTCTTTGATCCCGCGTATTTTGGAACATGGAGCTTCAAGAAGAGGGCATAATCTCAACCCCGTAACAATCGCAACATGTTTTAGTAGTATTACTGCCAACAGTGACACTACTAACACTTAAGATCGTTATATCTTTTATCTTTAGATATTTAGACCTATGAAGATTAAAAATGGGTACTTTAGATAGGGGAAATAGCTAAGCATATTAGTCAATTTGTAACCAATCAAGTCTATAACAATTTCAATTTTTCCAATGTTATCATTGCTTCTTCATATGTCCGCCAATGACTACCCAAACTTGATCCGGTTTGTAAATCTCCAATTTCAAATGAATATCCAATTACTGGTCTAAATTTTCTTTTTGGTAATCGGGATTCACTAATTATTAGAAGTGATTGAGATTTATCGTAATTATTCCATTTTTCTGCCCAAGTATTCGCCGCAGATTCCTTATCAAATAATTTTGCCTCCAACCATAATTTCTTTATTCCATCGACTGCCGCTTTCCCCTTGTAAATTGTAAGGATTTTGATATGTTTATTAGTTTTATACGATTCTAATGCATGATTTGCTAGCTCTGATTTTGTCGTCACCATTTCCTACTAAGACAGCGATAAAATGTGGCGTTTCTTTAGGGGCTTCGACTGCTTTAGCTGCTTTAGCTGCTTCAGGAGCTTCAGCTGCTGCCCCAGTATCCTGGTCATCATCCGACCATAGCGAATCATCTTCAGAGGATATATAACGTCTCACGCGTCCACCAGTCTATGATGCACCAGCGCGGAATGTAGAAACACGTTTGGAAAAGTATTGTGCGCGTTACGGTCTCAAACAGCGTGGCTCTATCCTGCTATCTCCGTATGGTAGATATCTATTGGCGAAGCGATAGAGGAGCGGGAACAACTCCATATATTGTCTGTAAGTTTCTCCAGAAAACAGACCAAAAATCGGAGCCAACGACAGGTGAATGGATCTGGATGATCTGATTCCTGCCTTCATAACATCGCCGGTCCGTAGGATCATTCACGCCTGGATGCTGGAGTTTGACCGCGCCCACGCATTAGAGCGTCTGGAGGCGGTTCGGGTTCATCCTGTCGCCTGTGCCATGTGGAAACATATCTGTGAGGACATACAGACTAACGTACCGATCTATGTGTTTGATATTCTGACATATTCGGGAACACGCATTCGTTGGCCACTGGGACTTCGCGACTGTGATCCGCAGAAGGTTCAGACAGGTATGCGGATTCCTGAATCACATATTGCCGCCTGGTCTCGACGGGCCATAACGATTCCGCTACCGCATATTTTTCTCTGATGCTTTTGTTGGTCCATAGCAAGGAGATGACTGTCGCGACGGCAGATCTTGTGGCTCTGATCAAGGCGGCGGCCACCGAAGCGGCGGCGCATCAAGAACGGTTTGCAGCGGAAGATACCGAGTCCCGGAAAATCGTGGACATTATGGAGCACTTCCTACGAGGCCAAAAACGGGTTGTCTATGGAGGCGCGGCCATCAATGCCCACATGCCCGCAGACAAGAAATTCTATGATCCTACACTGAATCTGCCCGATTATGATTTTATGACTCCTGATCCTTTCCAGGATTGTGCCGATCTGATAACCGCCTTTCAGGCCGATGGATTCACCGATGTGGAAGCCAAATTCGGCATTCATGACGGAACATACAAGATTTACGTGAACTACCGCTCCGCGGCGGATGTAACCTACATGCCTCCCGAGATCTATAAACGGATTATGGCCGATTCGGAAGTCATTCAAGGTATTCGTTATGCGTCGGCGAACTATCTGCGCATGAATATGTATCTCGAACTGAGTCGACCGGCGGGCGACGTCAGTCGCTGGGAAAAAGTCTATGCACGGCTGCTTTTACTGAATGAAGTCAAGCCGTTGCGACCGGGGCACTGTGTGCAGAATCCGCTGTTGGCTCTTGCAGCGGTACCGAAAGGAGAGTCAGGAGAGTCAATGGAAGCTATCGAATCCGAACTCTATTGGCGCATTGTCGATGCCGGAATATACGCCGATGCCGTGTTCCTGAGTGGAGCCAGTCTCCTTAAAGACCGTCAGCCTAACACGACAGATCCAGTTCTGTTAATGACCGATACGCCAGTAGCTCTCCATCGATCTCTCAAAAAACTGGGTCTCAAAGCCAAAGAATATCCGGCTATGGGAGAACTCCTACCGGCTCGTGTGGAGTTCTATACTTCCGTCAATCCAGTAAACAATCCAGTAAATCCAGTTGCCGTCGTATTTGAAACGGAGGTCTGCCATGCGTATACGACTCTGGCCGAACCGAAAGGCTATCGTCTGGCATCGTTAGATCTGTTGATACAGATGTACTATGCTCTATATTTTGTCGGACTTCAAGACTATGTGGGAGTTCGACTATTGTGTGTCATCCACGCGCTAATAGAGCTAGAATCAGAGCGCCGCCGATCGGCAGCACGAATCTACAAAAAGACAAAGGGAAAAGGAAAGACAAAAGAGAAGTCACAGTTCGAAATCCATGATGTTTTCCCATTGGATTGTATCGGCCACCAGCCTACTCTTCCTGAACTCAAGAAATCCCATCGAGAACGATATGCCGCCAAAAAACAAGAGCTACAGAAAGCACTCCGGTTTAGGAATCGGATAACGCAGAAGTAGCAGACGCAGTCGACACCACCCACGATCGTGTTGGGATACTCCAACTCAGCAATCCGCGCTGCATGAGTGCCTCCAGACACTGCGATAGACAGTGAGTGTCCGATCGGGCCGTATGAAGAATCGCACCCGATATATCATATACCCGACTGTAGAGCCACTGGTAGAGCTCTCCCAGACGCGGAGCCTTCCAGCGTTTGGATTCCGATAGTGGACCCGGCGCCAACTGCAGGAGGTCCCGTGTGGCATTCATGGTGCAGAGTTCTGCAATACCCGCGGGCCATATGCTCCTTAGAGCCGCGGGGCCTCCCCGATCCGCGGCGGCGTAGGCTGCCGCGCGAATAATGTTTCTATCAAACGACAGATTGTGTGCACATACGCAATCTACGGTTCGGAGCACCCGGTACAGCTCCATGAGTGCCTCCGCTGCCGGTATGCCTTCGCTGCGTGCGGTCTTCTCCGGTATTCCGTGGATGGCGGCGGCACCCGTGTTCCAGATATCCGAAGCCGGCAACTCCACAGAAATATCCCGGTGTTCCTTGGGATCTCCGAGTACAGAGCCACAGGGTTCATAGATCAGCCAGCTCAACTGCAGAATAGCGGGATACGATCGCCACTCGGAGGCAGGAGCAAATCGGTTCGTGGGGAGTCCATTGGTTTCGGTATCAATCAGAAGAAGCTTCATCCTGAACCCCGGCAAGGGGTGGCGCGCGTTCGGGCAACTTTGCCTTTCGCCCTTGGCCTTCTCCGGTTTTTTTCGCGGTATTCATTATAAAGATGGCCCGCCGTTCTTCCCGCCGTGCCTCCCGCCGCAGCCGCCGTGTCAGCCGTAAGCACCGCCGCAGCCACCGCCGCAGCCGGCGCCAGTCCCAGAAGCAGCAGCGCCGCAACCGCAACCGGCAGTCCCAGAAGCAGCAGCAGCGTAACCACCAGAAGCAGCAGCAGGGTGGTTTCCGCTTCTTCTAAGATGCGGCTGCCTGGACTTTGCTCACTTTGAAGAGTGGCTTCTTAGCCTTAACCCCACTGTCTGTCACGACTGCCTGTACCGGTGCAAAGGATCGCCGATGTAAAGAATGAGCTCCCCATGTCTTGAGACCCAACATGTGTGTCCCCGTACCATATCCCATATTTGATCCCAAGCCCCACAGTTCATGAAGAGTCGGATCCGACTCAATCTGTTCACGAACCCATGCGTCGTGAGCCTCCTTCGCCAGAATTGATGCAGCAGCTATCGGCAAACTGGATGCATCCCCCTTAATTATATTAATTGCAGGAGTAACGATACCGTCTTCTCCTGTCCACGGTTTCCAATAATCTCCGTCCACGAGGATTCGTTGGAACGGCACTTGTATGTTAGATAAAGCCCGGTGCATGGCATTCATATCGGCCTGGAGAATATTGACATCGTCAATTTCCTCCGGTTCGGCCCACGCGACAGCGCTATCGATCGCGTTCTCTTTGATCCAGTCGCTCAGAACGGCCCGCTTTCGTGGGGTGAGTTTCTTGGAATCCGTGATTTGTTTGAGGATCACTCCATTGTCTGAGTATGCTTCGTCTTCGGGCGACATGATGACTGCTCCGACATATAGGCGACCCCACAGAGATCCCCTTCCGGCTTCATCCAGACCCACTTCAACGAGACCATCCTCAATCCATTGACGACGCATTTCCTGTATGTAAAGTAGATGAAACTGGTGCTGCTGTCACTTTTACTGTTAGGGCTTGTTGCGTTGGCGATTCTCGTGGGAGTTCGTGAGAGCTTTGATGATGCTGCTGCGAAGTCATCTGGATCTGCCTCTTCTGGCTCTTCCTCTCCGATGCACGTGGACTTGGCGTTGTCGGTGTCGCCGACTCTGAAGAATCTGCTGGCGGGCCCGAATGCGGGCATGGCACCCCAGGTGGATACGCTGGCCCGGAATCAAGATATTCTGAATGCGTCTATGAATCAGCAGTATGTGCAGGCTCCCTCTTGCCAACAACAGTATCCTTCCCCACAGCAGTATCCATCTCCGCAACATAGCCAAGGCTGCCCCGATATGTCGAACTATGTTCGCATGGACCAGGTGCCCTGCTGGAACTGTTCCTTACCCTAAGTGAGTCCCGGCCTAAAATGCCGTCAAATGACAGGGAATGTCATCAACACCATTAGTGTCCTTGGCCATTGCGGCCTTCGTTATCGCTGCTCTTCTGTTTTGGCAAATGAAACAGCAACGGTTGGAAGGATTCAAAAATTCTCCGGAACCACCGGTCGCCGGTCGCCCGTACGGCGCCGTGGGAGAAATGAACAATACCAACTTCATGCCGGCAGATCTCAGCAAAACACCGGTCGTTGGAGGAGCTCATCCGACCACGAATCTACCGGCCAGCATCATTCGACCCCAGACGGTTCCCGGTCCATCCACCACGGCCCGTGATCCTCCCGCCAGCAGCACGGATCTCCAGGAACTGAATGTGTTTCTGAATACATGGCTACAGGCCGCGGCGAAACGGGAGGCCGAACATCCTGGCTCTCTGAATGCCGATGTGCTCCAACAGCGGGTTCTGTACGAAGCCCGCGCGGCCAGTGTTCTGGAGCAACTGGGCAGCGGCAACATCACCGACACGGCATCCCAGGTCCGCTTGGAACTCCAGGAGCTGAAGCGGCAGAACGAAATGTGGAAGCGGCTCTATCCGAATCTGGGCGATCTGGCTCAGTTCGGTGTGAATGAGCGCCAAGACACAATGCTCTCTGCAGAACAATACGACAACTTCCGCGGACTCTTTGATGCCGTTATGCAGGAGTTCCGTGAGCATCCGCAGACAGATCCGCTGTATCGGGTGCGGTTTCAGCAGCTCCAGGTCTTTCTCCAGGAGCTCCAGTCGGCCGAGAAGCAGTATACCGTTCCGCCGATCCGTATGCGTGCGGCCCGTCTGTTTTTACAACGCGCCATGCGACCGGACCAGCCTCTCCCAACCTTGTTCGCTCTGGAGTCGTGTACTCCGTTCACTCCGTTGGCGCTCATCACGACAGATCTGGGATCGGTATCTGTAGCTCCCGACCAGATTGCGGATCTCCGTCGGAATATGGTCTCTCATCGGAATATGGGTGGACCCGTTCCCTATGGAATGGATGTAGCAGCAGTGGTAGCAGCAGCAGCGACTCCTAAGTCAGGAAACGGACCACTGGCCGATCGTCTGAATATGATCCGCAGTATGCTTCCGCCCAACGCCGATACCCAGGTTCTGGATCGGGTGTCGGATTCTCTGAAAGATGGATCGGCCTCCGCCGAACTCCAGGCCGCCTGGAAATCTCTGACAAATCCCGGTGTTGCGATTCCTCCGGCATTCATTGAGACGCTTCTGATCATGGCGAAAGCCGCCCGTGATCCCCAGACAAAGATGGAGCTGGAATTGTCATCGGCCCGGGCGCGGGCGGGAATGCTCCAGGCCGCAGAGTACCAGTTTCTCCAACAGCAAGTGGCGGGAATGCGTCGCCCGACGGTTCTCACCTCAGAGGCTCCGAAGTTCAACTCCAAAAGTCGGGTCCAGAAAGGCTACGATCCCCACGATATGGTCCAGCGGGCCAAGACACTCTGTACTCAGATGAAGGAGGCTTTCCCACAGGATGTGGGCGACTTCGGCTGTCCCGCAAATCCGAAGGATATCACCACGGAACTCCAGGCACAGAATACGATTAATCTGGTATGTGATACGATCCGATATTCGGTTCCGTCGATTACACCGGAACAGTTCAACTGTCCTCCACCGCTGCGCTCCGGGTTCGCGTAATTCCGGTGTCTCCGACAGAAATGGATCAGATTCGGGCTATGTCAGATGCATCCCTCCAGTTCATGATCACGAACTATATATTCGGCATCGCGCTTCTGGTGTTGGTGTTGGCACTGGGTGTCTATATTGCCTTCACGCCGAATGTGATGGAGTATTTTGTTGGTTCTGCTGGTTCTGCTGGCACTGCTAGCTCTGCTTTCTCTGCGGGCTTGTCTGGTTCTAATTCTTTTAACCAAGCAGCCACAGATGTCTCGCCGTCGTAATGCCCAGAATTTTGGTTGGAATCGTTAGAGGACAATGGTCGCATGGCGGGATTTCGGAATGACTGTGTTGGCCGCAATGATCGGTGTTGTCGTTGCCTGGACGATTATGAAAGTATCTACGAAGGTGACAGAGGGATTCGTAACGGTCACGGAGAGCAGCTGTAATGTGTGTGGCAAGAAACCGTGCGGCTGCAACAATAAACACCCCAATCACAAACCCCACCATCACGAAGACAAGTGCCCCACAATTGACTGGTCCAAGTATGTACTCAAGGCCAGTGTTCCGCCGTGCCCGCCGCAGCCCGACATGTCGCGCTATATGCTGAAAACAGAGTGCCCGGCTCCTCCAGACATGTCCAAATATATCCTGAAGTCCGCCGTACCACCGTGTCCGCCGTGCATCGCGACGTGCAACAAGCCGTGCAAAATCGGTGAGTGCCCGCCGTGTCCCGTGGTCCGATGCCCCGTTGTCGAGTGCCCCAAGCCCACTGCATGCCCTCCATGCGCCGCTGTAGAGCCGCCGCGGTGTCCTGAGCCCAAGGTCAGCTGCAAGGCAAAGTATGAGCCAGAGGATCCGTGGATGGTGCGTCCGCTGTTGGCCTCTATCAGCCCTATGTAGTCGAATCCATCGTATTTACCAGAACATCTTGCGTGTAATATGTTCTGGTAAAGAAATCCAAAATCGCTGCTCTTTATAAGGGGGAGATGGATACCCGCTTTTGGGGTCCATCGGGCTGGCAGCTTCTACACTTGATTGCCACGGCACCGGTTGCGAATCCGGCGGCGGTCTATGATTGGTTTCATCTGCTGGAATTCGTGTTGCCCTGTAAATATTGCCGCGCGTCATTCCACGATTATATGGAACTGGATCCGCTGACTCTGACTATTATTAAGGACCAGCCCGCGTTCAGCCGGTGGCTTTTCGACATTCACAATCGCGTTAATGATAAACTCAGAGGTCAGGGTCTCATGAAGACACCGAATCCGTCATGGGCGCATGTTAAACGCCACTGGCAGAAGGTAGCGGAAGAACTATGTACGGATAAGAATCCGCAGCAAAAAGGATGGGATTTTCTGACATCGGTTGCCTATGCCACACCGGATAAGGACTATACGCCGGTTCCTATGCCAGATGCGCCCGAACAACAGAGTCAGTGGACCTCTATGACGTTGGCAAAACGTAATCGTTACAATTTGCTATCCCGCGAAGAAAGGCTTACGGCAATCAGCGCGTGGTGGCGATTGATCCCATCCATCCTGCCGTGTGCGGCGTGGCGTGAGGCATGGGCTGCGGCCTACAGCGCGGTGGGAGAGCCACCGATGGGCGGTAGTGCTTCTTTCCGACAGGAGCAATGGGAGCAATGGGAACAATGGGAACAATGGGAACAATGGATGAAGTGGATGTGGGCTGTGGAGTGTCGGGTTTGCGACGGCCTCCAGTGCGCGACCCCGCATCCTTCTCTGCGGGCTCTGCAAAGAGAGGTCGGCGCGTTTGAGAGCGATTGTGGGAAGAAGCAGGGGCATTCGAAGCGCAGAAAGACATGTCGGGCTCTGAAGAGACGGAGAGCGGCACGTCGGCGTCTTCTCCAAACACGACGCATCCAAATGGGCGGAGGGTCGGTGGTCCAGTAGTTCCGAATTCCAGTCCAGGATGTCCATCTGTAAGAACCGTTCGCCACGCCTCCTCTTCGGTTGCTCCTCCCACACGGGCCTGCATCCATATAATTTCTGCTGAGCTACCGGTCTCAATTCCGACCGGTGTCGCAACAGTATGGAGTACACCACCCCAAATAAACTGCATTGTCTCTTTCTATAGATATCATGCCGCCTAAAATCCCCACATAGAATAGAATGCCCCTCAAAGTCGTCGGGTTCCCTGCAATCTCCAACCGATGGATATTAATAGGATCTATCGTGGTGGTCGTAGTTCTGGCTGTATTCGCGGCTCCCATGTGGAAGCCTCATCTCCAGAGACTGTTGGGTCCAGGTGGAACCCGTCATCTCTACGGAGAGGGATTCCAGGATTCCAACCCCACCTTCTATATGATCAAGGCAGACTGGTGTCCTCACTGCCAGAGTGCCAAACCCAAATGGCAGACACTCCAGGACATGTCCTCTATAACGACCACCGACGGACGCGCCGTGACGATTGCGGATCCGATTGATGGACCGGAGGCCGATGCTCTGGGTCTGCCGTACAAGGGATTCCCGACATTTGTACTGGTGAAGGACGGAAACATAAGCCGTTGCGACGCCGACCGGAGTTCTCAGGCGTGGGCGGATTGGCTCCAACAGCAGCCGTAACGATCTTGCGTCGCCAGGCCAACCAGCCCTCCGCCGCTGCCGTACCAATGGCGAAGAGTTCCATTTGTTCTTCCGGTGTAGTGCGGAAATCCATAGCATTCAGCCGGTTCTGTTTGAGCGAAATCCAGTTCGCCGGTTTGGGATTCGTCAGTGTATTACAGGAATTATAAAGACAACGGATATATTCACCCAAGGTGCGCGGAATCATGGAATCCGGCTGTTTCTGGAGATTTTTCGGATGACTCGTGATAACTAGTGTATTTTCCTTGTCGGCGACACAATGCCAAGGAAAATACTCCGCAACGGCTCCATCGCTGTATACTTCGCCCGTCGGCGCAATCCATGGAGTGAATAAAATCGGAACCGCGATACTGGCCCGTAAGGCATCGATGACGCGCATATTCGGAGTTCTTTCCACAGAAAAGTAAGTCGCCGTACAGTGTCCTACATTGGTGGCGGTCACGGTCAATCGCCGGCCTCCACAGAACTTTACGATATCGGCAAATGTCCATTCGGCGACTCCGGGCATCCATGTCTCGATGAGACGACCGATATAGGCCATGAGTGCAGTACCGTCGTTGAGTCCCCAGTGTGTCGTGAAGTTCACCAAGGAATCCGCATCGAACTCCAGAGTCTGTTTGAGACGGATTGTTTCGGCCAGATCCCGCAACCAACCGGGCGATACTCCCATGACGCCACAGAGTGCTACCAGCGCTCCACCCGAACATCCGTACCAGTCGGATACATCGATCACCATACCGGCTTCTATGAGAGTCGCCAGCACGCCGATTTGTCCAATCATGAGAACACCACCGGCGCTGATGCTAATGGCCCGTGGTTTCCATGCGCTTGGCGGCGTCTCCGACATTCCTCTGCCGGTATCAAGGGAATGCAACACGGGTTTCCAGCCGCATCGTCTCCGTCGACCCCTCCGCAGCTCACACCGGCATCACTCTTTACAGATCAGGCGAAGATGGATACGCTCCGTCTTCAGACCTATAATCGGTTGCTATCGTCTGTTCACCAGAAAATCCGTTGGGCATCTACACAAAGGAACGCAGGTCAAATGACCTTGTATGATGTGCCCGAATGGGTCCCGGGTGCGCCGCGCTACGATATCAAGGATTGTATTCTGTATCTGGTATGGAATCTGCGCCATTCAGGATTCCGCGTCATTTATATGTCGCCGAATCGTCTGCTTATCAACTGGCGTGAACAATCCATTCAATATTATACGGAGGAATCTCCCATTCGTCAGGCCATGATGGCGGTTGCGGCAGGAGGTGCGGGATCGTCTGGATCGTCGAGTAGCGCCCCTGCGGAGAAAAAGAAAGCGGCCAACTATCGACCCGCAACGGAAGGAGTGGCAGGATTATTGGCACAGGGGGCCGCAAAACGCGGAGGAGCAGGCACGACTCTCACTTTCATTTAGCGGAACATTCGTCGCAGGAACCGACGACCGCCCATCATAACCTTCGATTTTCCTGTTGCTGTTGCCGCAGCTGTCCCTCCAACGAGATGTACCGCAAAACGCAACAGAGTATCGATGGCCAACAACAGAATCAGTCCCACCGCCACAAACAGAAAGAGTTCGGCCGTTCCGTTCATGCTGTTGGATCCACCCGTAAGTGCGTCCAACTGTTTCGTCAGCCGATCCAGACGCTGTGTGAAATCCATATTCATAGGTGCGGCCTGTATCTGCGAAGGAGGGTGAACCGCGGTTGCAGGAAAAGCAGCAGCAGCCTCCCGCCACAGAGTCGGTGCTCCCTGTATTGACCATGGAGGAGGAGCCAAGGTGGATGCTGCGTGCATGGACGGTTCCAAAGTGAAGGCTTTTGTCCATTCTTCGCCGTCCGCCGATTCACCCGGCAGCGGAAATCCTGCGTCGTTGTCGGTAGCCTGAAGACGTCCACCGGCAGGGGTAATCGCCGCCGGAGGCGCTCCCATGGGTGGAGGAATATTCGGCTGCTGAGGTGCTAGAAGAGAAGGAGATCCTGTTGTGGTGGAGGCGGTAGCGGCAGCGGCGGCAGCGGCAGCAACAGCAGAGGTCTGCTCCATTGCGTGCCGCCGTTTCTTTTTATCTTTTTCCTTGACCGGAGCTTCCGGCCCTGAAAATGCCTCTTCCAATGAACAGAACATACTGCTCATTGTTCCCCCTATTACTTTCTAAGAGTTCCGTGAATCAAACAAAACCCGCGTCTTGAGTAATGGTTGCATGGAAACGCTGGATCCTATGGGGTCTATTACTGGGAACGGCACTGTTGTCTCTCTTCGTGATGTCTGGATCGTCTATCCGTCGACACCGGATAGAAGGGTTTGAAATCGGTGATCTCAGCACATCGGCAAATCTCCAACAGATGTCCACACAGGCGATCGACGCTGCTCCCAGCACATCCGAAGTCAAGACACATTACAAAAATCTCCTTCTTTTTGCGGATGCCGATATTCGCGCCAGTGGTACGGCGGGACTCCGCATTGTAGCGGATCTGCGCGATCGTCTGTTTGGTCCGCGCAGTTTCAAACAGTCTCTGGATGTGGAGGACTTCAAAGGAAACTGGCCGAACTGGTTGCCGCCGCTGGACACAACAGCAAAGGAAACAATTCCCAAAACGGAGGAGGCCGTCATGGCGGAAACCCGCATTCTGGCATATTTACAGAAGAACTTCCCTCAGGAGTCCGAAGTCAGTGAGGATACAGGTTCCACGCTACGAAATCTGGTGGAAGATATTGGGCGACGCTTCGTGTTCGAAGATGGACAATCCGTCACTCTGCGCGATGATTTTCTTCGTGTACCGCTGTTGCGTGGGTGGACAAATCCCGCGGCACAAGTAGATTGATGCAGGTTGTTCCGCCTCCTCAGATCCGCATGATCCAGTGGATGCCCGTAAATCCATCGTGGGTCGTCGCCGCGGGTCTGGCCGTGGCTGCTGCACTGCCTCATAATCTGCCGATCTGGTTACGGAAAAGTCTCCTTAGCATGCCAGGAACAGTCGTGCTGTTCAGTGTGGCGACCTGGCTCATCGCGACCAGTTCCTCTCCTGTACTAGCCGTCGCACTCCTTTTACTGTGGGGATCGGTTAGTCTTCTGCCTCTGAATGAAGGATTTCAGGCCACTGTTCTGAATAAGAATCAAATCGGCACGGATGCGAATAAAGTGCATCGGTGGTTTTCTGAAGAGACTCTGAATGAGGAACCCGAAGGAATACAGGAGCGCACGGAGGAATCGCAGTTGACTCTCAATCGCGTGGAGCCCGATGAAAGTGCCGAATGGACCAGCGAACATGTGCTACAGGGTTCGGCACCCGCCGCGATTCAGGAACGTCCGTCGATGCGGCCTCCCGAATACGACGAATCCAGCAATAGTGTGCGCCATTAGAAGAGATGCATGATTTCGTCGCCGAACTCAGTCGGCACCCTCTGTTTCGTCTCATCGGTGCGTTAATTGTTATGCTGCTGACGGATATAAATATTGGAACCGGTGGAGTGGCGGCGGTTCTGTGGATTGGATGGATATGGTGGGGCGCTCAATCAAAGGGAAGGCCGATTTTTTAGTGTTCTATAACAGGGGGTGATGCCGAAGCAGAAAGCCAAAGAAGGACTCCAGCCGCAACAGCAGCAACCGCAACAACATCAGCAACACCACACTCCAGATCCAAATAGCATCACTTCCTTCTTACAGGATATCAATACGAACCCCTATGTTCTTGGTCTGGCCTATATTCTACTGAATCTGGGTGGCCGTTTCATGGTGTTATCCGTCACGCCGGCACAGGAGGCATTTCTCCAGAATATTATTTTCCGTCCACTTCTGTTATTCGCCATCATGTTCATCGGAACGCGCAACATGGTTGTCGCCTTCTGGTTAACGCTGATTGTCTTGTCTGCTCTCCATTATTTGTTCAATGAACAGTCAGACTGGTATCTCTTACGGGAGATTATACATTGAGATTGAGCGTGGCTCCTACTGGTGCCGGTCGCTTGCGTCCACGACGGCGCTCTGTATTCATCGTACTCATTGTATTGCCACTCTCTACACTATGTGTCTCATCCATGAACTCTGCCAAGATATCGCTGGATGAACCGACTCCCGCCCGCGTTACGGAAGGTCCACTGGGCGCACCAGGACCCGATCCCGCGGGCGCAAAGACTCCCGCCGTTGCCGGCATAATAGGAACCGAGGTTGCGACCCGTTCCGCCTCAAACGCCCGCAGAATATCGTCGACTCCCGATGGTCCGCGCATTTCCCTGCGGGCAACAGGCGCCGACTGCTGTTGCTGCTGCGGCATTGGCTGCGACGCCGCGGACGACACGTTGAACATGGGAATCTGCGATGACAGACCAGGATGCGTCGGCGCCTGCTGTGGGGGCATCGGGGCCGAATTTCCAGATGCAGCGGCCATAAAGTTACCCAGGCCACCGCCCATCTTCGCCATCATCGCCGCCGCAAACTGTCGCTGTAGCTCAGGATTCTCATTCAGCACGTCCGACATTCCCGGAATACCCGAACGCTCCGCCGCCGTGTTCGTCAGATGGTACATCGTTGCGCTGACGCCCAGCGTACCGACCAGACGCAACATCGGATGCATTTTGGCCGAATCCTTGTACATATCGTACAACTCCTCGAAAATCTCGTCGAAGTCCTCCACATTCGTGTGGACCGATTCGGACCATCCCTTCAGCCGCGGCTTCACGGGCAGACGATCGCCAAACTTTTCGTTCACCATCTCGACGCCGGTGACGAAGGTCATGAGCGCATTCCGCTGGAAGCGAATGGACGCCTCCAGATTCCGTGAATCGGTGCGCTTTTCGTACTCTGCCTTTATGTCTTCCAGGGAATGACTCAACGTCATCTTCTGGCCACCGATGCCGTTACCATCCAGACGCTGGAGCTTCGTCAACAGTGCCTTCTTCTGGCGCAGCTCCTCCTCTGGACTCATGGAAGGGCTTCCAGAGTTTGGAGTCACATCGGTTCCGCCGACATTGATAACAAAAGGAGCTGGTTCGGAACCGCTGCCAGATCCGTTGGACCCACCGGACCCACCAAATGAGCTGGAGGAATCGTGGGTAATCCGAATGTCGGAAGCGCCGGGTGCAGCATCCAGATTGACAACATCCAGATCATCGACCGGACGGATCTGGATGGAGGGAATGTCATTGTTGCTGTTGAAATCCGATCCCAGATTGATACGGCCACTGCCTCCATTGCCACCATTGCTGCCATTGCCTCCAGATCCAGAGCCACCCCGGGGAGACGGCGCCACTTTGTTCTGGTTCGTCAGCAGATTCAGTCCCAGATCATCGCCAAGATCCACAATATCGTCGCTGCCAATCTGTATATCTTTGGCTCTGCTGGCAAAAGACGCCAAATCTGCAGCAGAAGGACGCGAATCCGACCCCTGAACAAACTGTACTCCACTCATACCTTAACCAGATTACAGAGCTTTATTCCCCCACTCAAACGCTGGTTGCGTTTGCCTTTTCTTTTGCCTTTGTATTTGTACTTCCATCGGAACACATCAAAAACGCGTCGGCCAGATCATCCTGTTTGGCTTGCGTCTGCCACCACGTCAGATGCATCCGCGCGGAAGAACCAGCAGAACCAGCAGCCGTCAGCAATGACGCGACTTTCTCAATCGCCGCTATCTTGCGCGACCGTTTCGCGTCTTTTCCAGTGCCAGCGTCGGTGCCCTTCGTCTTGACCGACGCATTGGCAAACTCTATACTTCCGGTCCAGCCATGCTCTACGCGCAGCCGATGAGACACCAACGCAAACAACATCATCTGTACGGATTTCATGTGGGGCGCAAATTCCGACGGCTGATTCTCAATCCGCACTTTCGCGGCTTTGGCGATCACGGGTAGCTCCGCCGTCAGAGCAGTTTCCATTCCGGCCAGCACATCCTGGAGAGAGACACCGGTGGCTTTCTTGGCTTTGTAGGGCATCAGACGCACTTTGGCGGCGGCCTCCATAATCGCCACCTTCGTCGCTTTCCGTATCGCCGCTTCGGCACCCAGACTTAACAGCGCGGCATGACCCACCGCCCACATCCGCCACACCGCCAGAGTATTTCCCGATATGTCCGACGGAAGCAGCGGAGGCAACGCCGATTTCTTGGCACAACGCTTACACAGTAAAGAATCAGGAGAAGACCACGACGCCGGTCCTCCGCATGCGCAACGGGTCTGCGTTTGACTTTCGGCGCCGCCGGCCAACAGATTCATGTTCGTCCACCGATGGATTTCCGCAAGCGCACCGCTGCCATCAAAGGACGCAACACACAGAGAGAGATTCTTGATTCCCAGATCGAATGCCGCAATCGTCGTCATATCGGACTCCTGTTCTCTGTTCCTCTGCCAGAACTTTTAGCCCTGATCTCCAGAGAGAGGATGTCGGTGTGGCAGTTTACACCCCAGAGTCTTCTGGCCTGGACCGCCGCCTTCGCCGTGATGGAACCTATATCGTACTTTGTTATACCGGCACTGAGTCGTAGCAAAACAGTGGCGGAATACTATGATGCCACCCGAACTCCCGTTGCGATGGTAGCGTTCGGAGATTATATCTATAGCACATTTCTGTACATGGCCGCGCTGACGATTATTCCCCTTGTCTGGACACGGATCCCGCCCACATTCATCGTCGGATTCGCCGTATTTCTGGTTATCCAGTGGATCGGTGATTTGTCATGGTATGAGCTCCTACAAGTGTGGCCCCCACGCTGGTCGGGCAAATACATCGATTTCTTCCGGCGCTACACCAACGATGTCAGTATATCCGCGCCCATTGGAGACTCTCTGTATGGTCTGGTATGGTTTACGCTGGCGTGGCTCTGTATGATCTATGTATCTCCGTCGCTCCAGATCGGCGCGATCAGTCTATTTATGTTTGGCTGTCTGGTCTTATCCGTGTAGATCCGTATAGCTCCGTCGGGCTAAATAGATCGAATAAACTCCCACCGCATTTCACCGCATATTTTCTGCCACACCTGATCCTGCTGGTAGAGCTTCTCACGGCTCTTGAGGAGCTGGAAGAACGGCAGATAATCATCCATTTCCAGCAGCTGGCAGAGCTTGAACAGCACATACGGATACGATAAAAAGTTGGAACGAAACGACGGACAATATTTGATGAACGCCGGCTGGATTTCGCGGAACATGTGCTGTAGTTTCTCCTCCATCTCTTTGCTGAGCGTCAGATTTGTCATCTGGTGCTGAATGCGGTTCTTGATCTGTTGCACATGGTCATACATCTTGGAGTACTTGAGTTTCCGGAGAATCTCCAGAATCTTTTCTTTCTTTACTTTCTTGGGCTCCGAAATTCGCTCTTTGCGGAGTTCGCGCATAACGGACTCCACGACCTCCTGGGGAATATCGGTATTCTCCTTGGCCTGGAACTGCGCCAACCATTCATTGAAATGGTTGATCTTCTTATACGCGAAATACGTGATCTCCCGTGGCGGATCCTTATAGCTCGGCTTCTCCGAATCAATCAGCATGAACTCTTCTGTTCCGCAGCGCGGACATCCCAGAATGGCTTCGTTCTGATAAAAAGTCATCTCTACGCCGCATGTCCGACACGTTCCCCAGCCGGGTTCGATGCCGGAGCCGGGCATAACTCCCGATTTAATCGCCGACGGATCGACCACCGCCAGATATCGCTCCAGCATTTTGTCGCGACTCATTCCTTCTTCCACATTAATATGTCGGATCGCGGTGCTTAGACCGGATTTTTCGGCCTTTTCGGCCTCTTCTGCATCGGCCGCGTCGTATTCGGCCTTCTCCGCAGCCGTTTCTGAAAAATAGCTCAACACAGAGTTGGCCGGTAGGTTCGCCGGCATGGCCCGAGTCCGCAACCGTTCGCCCTTCGCAACGGATTCCTGTGCTTCGTAATACTGAAACAACATATCGCCCACATTCAGAAAATAGTTCAGACGATCATCGTCGGATTCCAGCGACTGTATGCGTCGTTGTAGCACATCAATCTGATCCTTCACGATGCGCCACTCATCGGATAATGGGTTCGTCGCCAACAGTTGGGATTTCTTCTGATCCAGTTCAGAACGCAGCGTACCGATGTTGGCCGCGTGCTCTTGCATATCACGAACCCGCGCCTGATGATGCGCCTCTAATGTCGTGGCCTTGTTGCTGGTTATGGACGAAATAAATTCTTCACTGCGCAATACATCCCGAATGGACATCTATATCTTGGCGTTGGGTGTCTGCTTTAGCCGGGTTCCGCGTATTGAATGCGATTATTTTCACTCTGTGAAATAGTAGTCATGACGGGGGGCGCATTGATGCAGTTAGTCGCGTATGGCGCACAAGACGTGTATCTTACCTCGAATCCGCAGGTAACATTCTTCAAACAGTTATATCGCCGGCATTCCAACTTTGCGATGGAGTCCGTGGAGCAGACATTCAACGGTGTGGCCAACTTCGGACGCCGGGTACAGTGCACCATCGCCCGCAATGGCGATCTTATTGGACGGATCTATGTTCAGGCAACCTTGCCCTCCGTGGATCTGAATGCCATTGCGGGAGATACATCCGGGACACAGTTCCGTTGGCTGAACTATATCGGTGAAAATCTCATCAATAATGTGGACATTGAGATTGGCGGACAGCGGATCGACATTCAGTACGGCGACTGGATGCATATCTGGAACGAGTTGACGCTGCCGCCGGGGAAGCAACCGGCCTACATGGACATGATCGGGAATGTGCCGGAGCTGACGAATCTGATTACGAATGTGGGACCGGACGGCGGATGTTCCAACGATTGCGTCGCCAGTGTTCCGCATACCAGTATGGAAGCGCGCAGCTGTATGCCGCAATACACGTTGTATATACCACTGAAGTTCTGGTTCTGCCGACACACGGGTCTGGCGCTGCCTCTGATTGCGCTCCAGTATCACGATGTGCGGATCAATCTGGAGTTCACGGATCTGCGGAATCTCTGTTGGACAAACAATCCCACGGTGCTGGACACGGTAAACAACTATGGTCTGGTGGCCTGTTCGCTCTATGTGGATTACTTCTATCTGGATACGGAGGAGCGGCGGCGATTTTCCCAGGTTGCGCACGAGTATCTCATTGAGCAGCTCCAGTTTGCCGGAGATGAGTCACTGACGGCCAGCGCGAACCGCATCAAGATGAACTTCAGCCATCCTGTCAAGGAACTGGTCTGGGTTGTCCAGCGGGATTCCTTTGTGAGCTGTTTGCCGGCCGATGTGGATCCGTGGAAGGGTCAGCAGCCGTTCAACTATTCGGATTATTGGGATCGGGCGGTTCTGGAGTCAGGATATGCCGTCGGAACCTTGAATGGCATGGCCGGGAACAATCCCACCGTCAGTGCCAAGATTCAGCTGAACGGTCAGGATCGGTTCGCAGAGCGGGAGGGCCGGTATTTCAATGTGGTCCAGCCGTTCCAGCACCATACATCGACCCCGTCGGTCGGCATCAATGTGTACAGCTTTTCTCTCAATCCTGAAGATCATCAACCTTCTGGATCGGCCAATTTTTCACGGATCGACAATGCCAATCTGTTCCTGACTCTGACGCCGAATACGATCGGAAATGGAAACACCTGTAAGATAAGGATCTATGCGACAAACTACAATGTTTTGCGGGTTATGGCAGGAATGGGAGGGTTGGCGTATGCAAATTAGAGGGTTATGTTGGTTTTTTACGTCATAATTGCGATATAACCCGTCATCCGAACCACATATTTACGGCATGAGAATGCGTCATGATTCGCACCAGAAGATTCTTTTTCCCGGCGTCCCCCGAAAAATTTTCTCCGGCAAGAGTATCAGAATGACCAACGGTGGACTTATGCAGCTCGTAGCCTATGGCGCACAGGATGTCTACCTGACGGCGAACCCGCAGGTGACCTTTTTCAAGCAGCTGTACCGCCGCCACTCCAACTTCGCGCTGGAGTCCATTGAGCAGACGTTCAACGGTGTGGCGAACTTCGGCAAGCGCGTGCAGTGCACGATTGCGCGCAACGGTGACCTGATCCACAAGGTCTACCTCCAGGCCACTCTGCCGTCGGTGTCTACCAAGGACCTCAAGGACTGGGATGTGACTCAGTTCGGCTGGGTGCGCAACATCGGCCAGGCGCTGGTGGAGCAGGTGGAGGTCGAGATCGGCGGCCAGCTGATCGATCGCCAGTACGGTGAGTGGCTGTACATCTGGAATGAGCTGACTCTGGCGTCGGGCAAGCAGCTGAACTACAACCGCATCACAAACGCGATCGGTGGTCTGACTCTTAAGACACCCGTTGAGGGTGAAGGCGGTGACTGCAATGCCTGCGCGTCGGATGCGGGCTGCACGGTGGCCCAGGCCTCTGAGCTGGTGAACACCCCTGGCTTCGATGCCTTCAACAACGCCCCCGCACTGCAGGATCTGTCGTCCAGTACCTCTGTTCCAGATGTGGATTATGTCTACGCTGGTATCTGCAAGGGTGGTGTGGAGCTGTCGAGCGACCTCAAGTGCCTGCCGGAGACGACGCTGTACATCCCTCTGGAGTTCTGGTTCTCCCGCCACGCCGGCCTGGCGCTGCCGCTGATTGCCCTCCAGTACCACGAGGTCAAGATCAACGTCGACTTCCAGGATGTGCGCTACCTGGTTAATGTGGGTGCCGGCGACACCGCCGCCAAAGCGGTCAACTCCGTCAACAATAAGGGCCTGGTCGCCTGCTCTCTGTGGGTCGACTATGTCTACCTGGACACGGAGGAGCGCCGGCGCTTCGCCCAGGTGGCCCACGAGTACCTCATTGAGCAGCTGCAGTTCACGGGTGCGGAGTCTCTGACCTCCACCTCCAACAAGATCCGCATGCAGTTCAACCACCCGTGCAAGGAGATCGTGTGGGTGGTCCAGAACCCCGTCTACCAGGACTGCAATTCCAAGAAAAACAGCCCGTTCTGCTACACGGATCTCAACTGCGGCAACCCCACGGCGGTCGCCAAGATCCAGCTGAACGGCCAGGACCGGTTCACGGAGCGCGACGGCAGCTACTTCAACTTCGTACAGCCGTTCCAGCACCACACGAACTCCCCGTCGGTGGGCATCAACGTGTACAGCTTCGCCCTGAAGCCGGAGGACCTGCAGCCGTCTGGCTCTTGCAACTTCTCCCGCATCGACAATGCCACGCTGAACCTGACGCTGACGCCGGAGACGTTCAAGGCCGATACGGATACGGGCTACTCGGGCACATCGCCGGTGACCAACGTGTCCAACCGCATCTACGCCACGAACTACAACGTGCTGCGCATCATGTCGGGCATGGGTGGACTTGCCTACAGCAACTAAAGTGGTGTATGTTGCGAACTACCCAACCGATTTGGCAATTATTTCTGTCTGAACTATGTGGAATAGTTGAGACACAAAGTTGACACATATAAATTAACTAAGGTTATAGGTATAAGAGATGCCTACTGACTCTAAACGATTTAACGGTGCTAAAGCAAGTAATGTTCGTCTTTCTGGAAAAGATGCTTCAGATGCTCTTAAGAATCATAACAATGCTGGAATGCTTTTCAAGAAGGAGGCAAAGGCTGCAACTAATGTAAGAGAATATCGCTCTGCACTTGAGAATTTAAGAATGAAAGAGATAATTTCTAATGATAATAGTCTTCGTAAATATACTAATTGATGGAGCGACCTAGACATTTTCTTTAACCACCCCAAAAGTTGAAACCCGTTCATAACCACCATGCCTGAGGGGCAAGACTAGTATAAACAGAATGGATTTCGACGAAGCATCAGCCGCCTGGATGGCCAACAAGATACGCCGCGGTTGCCAGGTCGCCTACCGTTGCAGTGTAGATGGCTGCAAACGCGTATCTAACCAACGAATTCAGAATCCCTCAGCGCCGCACCGTTGTGCCAGACACATCAGATGGATTCCTCCAGCAGCACCAGTTCCGAGGTGTAGCCCTGCTGTGGCCAATCCGCCATCAGTCCTGACAGAGCATGAAGACGCGCCTCCAGAGGAGATCCCGGTGCTCCGCGTGATAGACGTTTCCACCACCACTCAAACCGAAGTGCCTCCCGTTCTCCGCCGAAGCCGCCGACTAAGAGGCATCGCCGCCACGCCTTTCCCTGTGTTGCCCGCGCCCCGCCGACCAGTTCGCCATTGTGCTGCCGAAGTCGCCGCGCCGGATCCGTGGTTGCTCCAACATATGTTCTCTGACGCCCAGGGTCTGTATTAACCAGACAATAACAATGCCACATGGGTATACTCTATAAAATATTACAGAGTGTTTAGCAAGTGGATTTCGCAGAAACCGGTAACCATCTGGGCGAAACAGTCGTCGCTGTTTGATACCTCAGGATCCGATCAGGATCCACAGATTGCGGTAGATTCTGCGGGGAACAGCTATGTTGCGTATTTTACGGACGGCAGCGGTGATTCATCGACAGGAAATCCAACCAATATTGTGGTATTTAAGTTGAATAATACGGGTACGGTTCAATGGAGAAGACAGCTCACGGATTTTCCAGGAGCACGCAATCCATCGATATCCTATAATGGACTGCAGTTGGTCGTCGCGTTCGGATTTACCGGTACTGTTTTGCCGGCGATAGTTCAGATTGATCCAGAGTCAGGCACCGTGCTTAGCACTGTCAATGTACTGACGCAAGCCCAATCAATTTTTCCATCGGTTGTTGCAGTTCCCGGTTCAGCAACGAACGCGTGCATCACATTCATGACATCAGGAGATGCTTCTGGTGGAGGTGGAACAAATGCAGGAGGGTTCGATATTGCGGTGCAGATATACAATATGACGAATGGAAGCCTTTTATTTTCTTCCCAAAATCCGAACTTCAATACATCAGCATCGGATTGGTATCCACGCATCACAATGGATACCTCAGGAAAAATCATCGTTGCCTATCACACAACGGGGGCCGTTCCAGGTCAAACAAGGACGGGCACCACAGACATTGTTATCTTTAGAATAGATCCGAACGCACCGATCTATATATCCGTATGGCAGTCTTTAACAGCGTTCAACTCAACTGGCAATAACAAGTATCCCAGTATCGTAACCGATGCGGATAATAATATATTTGTCGCTTACCAGACAGACGGAACAGCTCCAGGAGGAACAAAAACGAGCTTACCAGGTAGCACAGATATTGTTATATTCAAACTATCTTCTGGAGGATCGCTCCTATGGTTGAGGCAGAATAACAGTTTCAATACACCGATCTCCAATAGTCTTCCCACCCTCACGATCGATAGATATAAAAATGTGATTTGTAGTTTTACTGCATTTGGTATAATCGCCAATGGAACCAGTAAAGGGGCGTCTGATATTGTTTTGGTCAAACACGATACAAATGGCAAACTGTTATGGGCATCTCAGACAGCATCTTTGAATACAGAAGGAGCCGATGAGAGTGCCAGTATTGGGGTCGATGCATCGGGATACATGTATGTTGCCTATGATACATTCGGTACAATTCAGGGTGGAAGGAAAAATGGGAAAAATGGAACGATGGATGTGGTCGTCGTTCGTGCATTAGAAGCGAATCCGCCGGATCCACCAGGACTCGTTGCGACCCCCGGCGATTCACGGATAACGGCCCAGATAACTCCGCCGGCGAATCTGGGCGGGATCCCACTGATTTATTACACGCTGGATATTTCTGGAGGAACCACGGGGAGCATATACACGAACGAGTGGCAACTTCCCGCGGGAACCACTTCGTATCCCATTCCAGGACTCATCAACGGCGCGGTCTATAATCTGTTGTTAACTGCGTCGAATGATGCCGGTCCTTCTCCTGGCACGACAGCGTCGGCTATACCGGGAGCAGTTCCATTAGCTCCTGTGCTGAATCGGTTGGATGTCAGCTCCCAGCAAATTACGGCAAACTATAGTGCTTCCGCCAATACAGGAGGATATCCGGTGTTGTATTATACCGCCTCCGCCGAACTGTCAGGCGCCACGGTTCATACGGATGCGTCGGGAACTGGTCTGAGTATTCCGATTAAGGGACTGACGAACGGCTCCACCTATTCGGTATGGGTGACGGCAACAAACATCATCGGAACTTCGCCTATTTCCAATATTCTGAAGGCGATTCCTGCGGGAGTTCCGGGACCACCCGCCTTTGTAACGATCACTCCAGGGAATCGTTCTGCCGTTATTACTTATAGGAATCCGCTGACGGATGGTGGCAGCCCTATTTTATATTTGGAGCTGATTGTATCCAATTTGATATCACCGGTCACGATTGATATTTCGTACAATCCGACCCCGCAACCTCCATATCCCTCTGTAGCTGTTACGGGACTCACAAATGGAAGCACTTATACAGCATTTCTGACAGCTTTCAATGCCGTGGGTCCATCCCAGTTTGATATATCACGCCCGTTCACACCCGCCGGTCCACCGGATCCACCGATTATTGTGAGCGCCACAGGTGCGAATAAGAGTGCTACGGTGACATTTCGTCCACCAACAGAAACTGGTGGAATCCCCCTCACTCGCTTTACGGTAACTACGGATCCATCAACCCAAACAAAAACAATCCCTTTCACCGGATCTGGATCATATACCGAAACCTTCATATCTCTCCAGAACGGAACAGGATACCGATTTAAAGTATCGGCTAGTAATGCCGTCGGAACATCTGTAGACGCACTCAGCGGCATCGTGTATCCTCGTGGACCGCCCGAACCACCGGTGATTAAGGTCGTTAATGCAACAGATATATCTATGTCGATGACATGGGTGGTTCCATTTAACGGAGCCGTCCCGATTACTTCTTTCTTCTGGAAACTGGTGAATGCTGCTTCGAACCAAGATACGGATATCAGTGGAACATTTACGGATCCAAGTATGAATTCGTTGGGCTCTGAATTGTCATTGACGACGGTAATATCGAGATTACCGACCACGGTTCCGTATTATTTTCTGATTCAGGCCATCAATGAAATCGGCAGCGGTGCGTTTTCGAATCCCAGTTATTCTGTACCATTTCCGCCGATATTTACGGCCGTTATGTACGGAAACGGTATATTGACATATTTTTGGACAGCACCAACACAGTCCGGAGGGCGGCCCATATTTCAAAATACAATCTATCTGTATGATGCCAGCAGCAACGTGATTGTCCTTTCACCGACTATTCCGTCGGGGACACAACCGATCACACTCACGGGTCTCACCAATGGAACCTTCTACTACGCGATACTCCGATGTTGGAATGAGGTGGGTCAAGGAGTGCGTTCGGCGCACAGTGCCACCGCAAAGCCGATGCGTCCACCGGATGCGCCGACGATTGTCAATATATCTGCCAACGATGCCGCACTATCGGTAGTATGGAACGCGCCGGCCAATAATGGCGGAGATACTGTAATCAACTATAATCTGTATTTATACGATGTCAGTGCGGGTAACACTTTAGTGTCGACAACACTCCTGCCGGCGACTCCGCTATTCAAGATTGTCCATGGCCTGACAAACGGACACACATATTATGTTCAGATTAGCGCACTGAATGGTGCAACAAATCAAAATAATGGAGAAGGTCCCACCGCGACAAGTGCGCGTGTAACACCTACTGGAGTACCAGACCGTCCAACGATCACTTCTCTGACTCCAGCAGATAGCCTGGTCACTCTGATCTGGATCCCACCCACAAATAATGGAGGATTACCGGTTCTGACATTTACGATATATGTATCGATCGGATTAATGAGTGTATATCCCCCGATTTCTGTTACAGCTGTCGCTGGCCAGAGTTCCTATACCCAGGTGATTGATGGTCTAACGAATGGAACACTGTACGATATTGCCGTGACGGCATCCAACGGTAATGGAGAGAGCCAACCCGCCAGCCGACAAGCAACGCCGGTAGGGGTTCCTTCCGCACCAACGATAACCCATATTGAATCGAACTGGGTGCGGATTAAGTTAGACTGGATCCCACCAATAAATAATGGTGGATCACCGCCACTCACGAACTATTATATCTATCTGTACTATGCCGACACGAATGCACTGGCTAAAGTGGTAGATACCAACTCTGGTACTCAGCTGACGACTCTTCTGACGGATCTGAGTTTTGGAACATGCTACTATGCGAAGGTTTCTGCCTGGAATAACCGAGGAGAGGGTCCTCAGAGTGCACCCAGTGAGGTCGTATGTGTTGGATACGTACCGGATGCTCCTGTTATACTATCGGCGGTGGGAGAATACGCGTCGGTGTTTACGAGGTGGTCAGTTCCTAAGTACGATGGCGGATTCCCTATTTTATATTACAATGTCTACGCGTATTATGAAAACACTTTGCTGTTGGCGTCAGGGGCACAGTCGACTATCCTCACATTTTTATCGTTCTTGGGGCTAACAAATGGTATCCAGTATTTGATGCGGGTGTCGGCAGTGAACGCTGTGGGAGAAGGTCCACAGAGTGATCCGTATGGACCCGTGACGCCTCTGCCGACATTGTGCGGTCAGACCACGGTATATGGAACAGACTATGACATTTATGATGGATCAGGTACGGTGTGGCCCCAGCAGCCGTATCCTTCTACGAATGGACCGCGGTTGACGGGAGCAAATCTTACGGAGGAACAGCAGGCGTGGAACTTTTTTGAATTGGTGGAGGCATATGATGCGTCGGTGCGCGTGCGGATGTCAGGTGCCAACTACGTACCGCCACCGGCAGTGGGATCAGGTGCCAGTTCGCCGTGGTTTCCCATTCTGAATCAGGATCAACAACTGCTGTATCGGAACGGCCAGGTGATACATGAAGTGATGTTTCCGTGCTATTGCTGGAGATCGCAACGGTACTTGGGGATTTCGAAAGATCATGTGACGAATGTGTATCCGCGGCCGTCGTTATAGAGGTTATTGTGACGAGAAGGGCGGTGAAATGTTATTGTATTGAATTACTCCGGGAATTGAATACAATATATATCATAAAGGAAAGGTCTAAGGGGATTTTAATATCTTAATGTAGGATGCTACGCGTCATCGTAGCACTACTTGCTCTATCGGCCGCCCATGTAGGTGGGCAGGCGTCGACTCCTACACAGTCACTTGTTTCTGTGTCTGCTTCTGCTTCTGCTATCGCTTCACGATCAGCGGGGGCGACTTTTTCTCAGACAATAACTGGAACCGCCTCTAAGTCGGCTGCAGCTACTGGTTCCGCAACCAATACCGGTAGCGCTTCTAAGACTGGTTATCCTACTAGCACCGGCAGTGGTTCTAAGACCGGTAGTGGTTCAAGATCAAAGTCAGCGGTAGCTACTGGTTCTCCTACTAGCACCGGTAGTGGGTCCAAGTCAGCCGTAGCCACTGGTTCTCCTACAGATACCGGCAGTGGTTCAAGATCAAAGTCAGCGGTAGCCACTGGTTCTCCTACTAGCACCGGCAGTGGTTCAAGATCAAAGTCAGCGGTAGCTACTGGTTCTCCTACTAGCACCGGCAGTGGTTCCAAGTCAGCGGTAGCTACTAGCACCGGTAGTAGTTCAAGATCAAAGTCAGCGGTAGCTACTGGTTCTCCTACTAGCACCGGTAGTGGTTCAAGATCAAAGTCAGCGGTAGCTACTAGCACCGGTAGTGGTTCAAGATCAAAGTCAGCGGTAGCTACTGATTCTCCTACTAGCACCGGTAGTGGTTCCAAGTCAGCGGTATCTACTAGCACCGGTAGTGGTTCCAAGTCAGCGGTAGCTACTGGTTCTCCTACTAGCACTGGTAGTGGTTCCAAGTCAGCGGTAGCTACTGGTTCTCCTACTAGCACCGGTAGTGGTTCCAAGTCAGCGGTAGCTACTGGTTCTCCTACTAGCACCGGTAGTGGTTCCAAGTCAGCGGTAGCTACTGGTTCTCCTACTAGCACTGGTAGTGGTTCAAGATCAAAGTCAGCGGTAGCTACTAGCACCGGTAGTGGTTCAAGATCAAAGTCAGCGGTAGCTACTGGTTCTCCTACAGATACCGTATCTTCTACAAGTCTTTCTGTTGTCATGAATAGCTTCACTGGAACAACCACTAAATCGTCCACCAATACTGGTTCCAGAACAACCACTGGAACAGGTTCCAAGACGACTGTAGGATCAGCATCGTCTACCGCTACGGGAACAACCACTAAATCGTCCACCAATACTGGTTCCAGAACAACCACTGGAACAGGTTCCAAGACGACTGTAGGATCAGCATCGTCTACCGCTACGGGAACAACCACTAAATCGTCCACCAATACTG